ACGCTGATCCATCCCAAGCGATGACCTGACCGCTGGTTGCGCCTGACTGCGTCAGCTCACCAATGCCGTGCGTGTGCGCATCGGGACGCCTGGAATCGCTCAATCGTGCATCGTCGCCAGCACACACGGTCGTGCTGGTGGTTCCAACTGGTAGTCGGTCAACACCGATCTTCCCGGTGATGTCTGACGCATCATGCGTATGTCGGCGAGCGGCCTTGTTGGCGAGTTCGCGTGCGATGCGTGGGACTGTGCGCAGGTCACGATCAGGCACGACATCAGATTACGGACCCGAATAATGCAAACGGCTACAACCAAAAAAATTGGCAAATGCTCATGTTGACCCACTTGACGCACGATATACAGCCCTATATAGTCCCAGCAGCCACATGACGTGGCAGAAAGAGGATGACATGCACCACTCACCGTTCAAGTTTCTTGATGTGACCAGCGCTGAGCGTGACGCTGGTATCCGTTCCGTTCTGACCTGCAAGCCAGACGGCAAGCCCAACTGGATTGCCGAAATCTCGCAGTCCGTGTGGGCCGTCGGGTTCAGCCGACGCGAAGCGGTCAAGGCCGCCGTCGCCAAGTACCGCTCAATCGTCGCCGCCGAGGCCACCGAAGGGGGGCTGTGATGCACGGCCTACCACTGTTCGACATCGTTGAGGCAGCCCGCCGGCGTGACGTCGGCATGGCGTTGGCTGCGGACGCCCGCGAGCTCCTGCTGACGCAGGCCCGCCTGTTTGCCCACGAGTACGCAGCACAGCACGGCACCGTGACCGCCGACGATGTGGCGGCGCTCATGGCCGCAGCCGGGATGAACTACGCTGACCTTGGCAATGCCGCTGGCAGCGTCTTCCGCGAGGGATTCGTCTGGACTGGCGACGTTCGTCAGTCTGCCCGTGTCAGTACTCACCGCCGCCTCGTGCGGGTCTGGAGGATCGCATGACTACCGAGCACACGATTGATTTGGATCTGGATTGGCTAGACGACGACAACGCCAATGCCATCGAGTTCGCGCAGGAGAATCACGTTGTTGGCGTTCTTACCGCGCACTGGAGCGAGGAGTCGTATGAAGACTTCGACCAGCACGGTAACTCGTACCCGTCAACGGCGTGGAAGCTGTGGACCTGGACGCTCGAAGGCGTCCTCGTCAACGGCCACCAAATGCACATGCCCGATCTGCCCGCCGGCATCACGGCGGCGTTCGACGCGCACGGTTGCGAGAAGGAACTGATGCGAGAGCAGCCGAGGAGCCGGGAATGATAACCGCCATCATTGCTGCCGCGCTGGTCGTGCCGCCGCCTGCCGGCACAGACGTGAACCGCATCCTGACCGCCATCGCAGCCGTTGAGACTGGTGGCGAGCGTCAGCCGGACCGTGCCGTCGGCGACAACGGGAAGGCGCTCGGTCGTTTCCAGATCTGGGAGGTGTACTGGAAGGACGCCTGCGAGTACGACAAGTCGCTTCGTTCGCGCCCGTACACCGATGTCACCGACCCCGAATACGCCAAGCGCGTTGTCATCGCCTATCTCTCGCGCTACGCGCAGGATTGGTCGATTGACACGGTGTCGAGAATCCACAACGGAGGGCCACGGGGCGCAACAGGGAAGCGCCGGAGAGCCACGGACGGCTACGCGGCCAAGGCCGCAAAGGAGTATGACAGTGGGAGCACTTGAAAAACAACTGAAGGAACGCCTGCGGAAGGCAGCCCATGACTTCCCTCGCAATCGGATTGACCCGTGGATGGACGAGCTACTTACCGCTGCGGTAACTCGTATCGAAGACCTTGAGCAGCACAATCAAATCCTGCAACGCAGGATCAAGGAGATGCGCGATGAGCTACGAACCGAAGCCTGACACCGGAGCGATGTTCCAGAACCGCAAGCAGCACGACCGCCAGCCCGATTGGCGCGGGAACTGCATGGTCAATGGGGTGGTCATGGAGATCGCAGCCTGGACGAAGACAACGAGCAAGGGGACCGAGATGCTTTCGCTGAAGTTCAGCCTGCCGCGTGAGCGCGAGGATGCACCAGCAGCGCCTTCCAAGCAGGCCAATCACCGTCCGCTTCCCGATACCGACATCCCGTTCTGAGGGACAAAATGAGGCAGACACGCATCCCGCCTGAATTCGGCACCGTGGTCCTGACGCTGAAGGGTGGCGAGTCCGCCATCCTGACGCTCGAGGACAAGGTTGTCGCCGTGTTCAGACCAAGCAGCAAGAAGGCGACCAAGGTTCGCGTTAGCGCACCAATGCAAATCGCTATCTGGCGCACCACTATCATTGAGGACGATGATGCACGACGACCTGATGCGCCGGATTGATTCGTACCTCGCCGGCAACGCGCCTGACCTAAACGGTGTCACGTTGGTGCGAGAGTGCCGTACTGCCTTGGCCTTGCGGACGCTACAGGCAAGCCTGCTCGAGCAACGCATCGAGGATCTGCGTGCAGCGCACATGCGGGCGCGGATCGCGCTACAGGATCTGATGACAAAGCATCAGGACACACTGCGATACATGCACAGGGACACGTGATGCCAGAGACTGACGAGGACATCATCGACCGCATTGATGTCCAGCCGTTCGTCAGCCCGATCTTGGCCGAGGCACGAGATGAAATCATCTACCTGCGCAACGAGATGGCGCTGCTCATGCGCGGCTGCAACGAGCTCAAGCAGAGACTCCTGATCTATGAACGACCGCCTGATCGAATTCACCGTGCCGGGTATGGCAGCACCGCAAGGGAGCAAGCGCCTAGTGCGCCTGCGGAACGGTCGGACGGTGATGTTCGACCAGTGCAAGCGCCTGAAGCCGTGGCGAGCCGCCGTCGCCTATGAGGCTGGGCGTGCTTGGGTCGGGCCGCCGGCTGCGGTCGCCTGCACCATCAGCGCCGAGTTCGTGTTTGAGCGGCCCAAGAGTCACTGGCGCAAGGCTGGCACGTTGACCAACAAGGCTCCCCTACACCCGGGCAAGCCTGACATCGACAAGCTGTGCCGCGCCCTGCTTGACGGTCTGACCGGCGTCGTGATGGTCGATGACTCGCAAGTCGTGTGGCTGAACGCACATAAGCGCTTCGGTTCGCAGTCAGAAACCTTTGTCACGATTTCTTACGCAGCCCGTTGACAGCGTATACAGGACTGTATACAGTCCACACGTCGAACGTGGTGTTCGACACATTGAGGATGCACATGCGTACGAGTCAAACCATCGGGGCGCTCGCCAGTTCGCTGGCGCTCGCCAACACCCAGATCAAGAACCCAAACCTTGACAGCGTCAACCCGCACTTCAAGAACCGCTACGCCAGCCTGGGCGCGATCCTGAACGCCATCCGCGTTCCGTTCGCCGCGCAGGGTCTGACGCTCGTCCAGTCGATCAACACCGACAACGGCATGGTGTCGGTCGAGACGACCGTCATGCACACCAGCGGCGAGTTCATCGCCGAGACGGTCAGCATGCCGTTCCCCGAGCGTGCCACGGTTCAGACCCTCGGGTCGATCTGCACCTACCTGCGCCGGTACAGCGCAGCGGCAATCGCCGGCATCGTCGGCGAGGAGGACGAGGACGGTGAGCAGGACCGTCAGGACCGCACCAGCAGCCCCGCAAAGCCCGCCCCTGCCCCTGCCAAGGCTGCGCCAGCCCCGAGGCCCATCGAGACCGTCGAGGCCGTCAAGGAGCCTGCTAGGCCGTCTGCGCCCGCCGACCAGTACCCGGACAACTGGGAGGGCAAGGCCGTCGTCCTGCGCGTGGCCGAGCGCAAAAACAAGCCAGTCGCCATCCAAATCGACGGCGAGCACGGAACCGCCTGGATTACCACCGACGTTCCCGAGTTCGTGACGCTCGCCAAGGACGCCGGCGAGGGCACGCTTGAACTCTCCCGTGTCAACGGCACACTCACCATCATGCGCTGGCGGCAGCCCAACGTTACCGTCCCCGCACCCACCACCGAACTCCCGTTCTGAAAGGTGATTACATATGAGCCTTTACGCCATCTCGACTGACCTCGCCACCATCGTTGACCGCCTGCTCGACACACCGGAATCGCCGGAGGTGCAGGCCGAACTCGCCGCCGTCCTCGAAGGGCTTGACGCCGCTTTGACCGAGAAGGCCGAGGACTACGTCCTCGTCATCCGCGAGCTGGAGGCCCGGGCCGAGGCCCGTACCGCCGAGGCCCGCCGCATGCGGGAACTGGCCGGCTGCGACTCGGCACTGGCCGAACGCCTCAAGGAACGCCTCAAGGGCGCAATGGAGGGCACCGGACGCCTCAAGATCGACACCGAGCGGTTCAAGATCTCGGTGCAGCGCAACGGCGGCAAGGTGCCCGTCGCCATCGACCCGACTGCAATGGACCTGTGGGACGGCAGGTTCGTGCGTGTCAAGCGAGAGCCGGACGCCGACACCATCCGCCAGGCGCTCGAGGCCGGCGAGGAGGTCGTCGGCTGCTCCCTGATGGAGCGCGGAACCAGCCTGCGGGTACGCTGAACAAACGTCTCAGTCTCATCCTCGCCCCCGGTGGAACGCATGATGCGGGAAGCCGGGGGCTTTCCATTACGACAACAGGCCCGACACGCATGGAGCTACGCGCCGGGCCTGCCCACCATATGGCGGGATTTGTCTCAGATCTTGCTGCCGTACTTGCCGCGCAGCACCCAACCGGCGCCCACGCCGAGGGCGAGGGCGAGGCAGGCGAACCAGATGTTGCCTAGAAAATCGGAGAACGCGCTAGCGAGAATCATCGTTTGCCTTTCTTGATGCGGCGATAGGCGGCATCGAAAACCGGGTCACGCGCCCGCATCGCCGCCACGAACTCCCGCTCGGACTCCGGGCGGGCAGGGTCTAGCATATCAGCCGCCAGTTCAGCCGTGGAAACCTGGCGCCTCGGAAGCCACCCAATGGCGATCCGCAGGGCTGTAAACGCACCAGACTGCCACAGGACGAACGTCACGGCCACGCCGGCCAACGCGATCCCCCACCACCGCAGGGTGGACAGCCACGCCGGCACCCGGTCCTGAACGCCCGGCAGCTCGCCGTGGATGTCGGCGGCCAGCCCGTCGATGACATCGGCATGGTGCACCACGACCGCGTCGTCGGCCTGCTGGCCGTGGTGGCGCAAGACCTGGGCCTCGGCCCGGATCTCGTTAGAACGGTCTGCAATGCGCTGCACGGGGCTGCAAGCAGCCAGCAGCAGGATGATGGCACTAGCCAATCTCATCGAGCTGCTCGGGACGCACGAACTGGCCGTCGATATAGCGGTCACCAATGGCTCCGCCGGTTCCATCGACCCACTCACCATCGAGGTTGCTGTGCACCCAATCCAGCCCACCCGGATCACCAACGATGATTAGGTCGATAACAACACCGTTTTGGATACGTGCAGCGATCATGCCGTGAATGTCCCGCTGGTCGTGAGGACGTGCTTGGTCACACCGCCAGCCGTAGTGGTGGTCATCGTCCCGGTGAATGACACAGGACGTGCAGCGCCGGGATAGCAGATGATGACAACACCGTTGGCGCCCGATCCGCTCGTCGTTTCGGTCGAACCGCTGCCAATACCACCTGCACCGCCACCACCGCTACCAGTGCTGGTTGCGCCGTTGGAGCCGGTCGTTACGGAAAGACGCCCGCCGTCGCCGCCTACACCGCTGCCGCCAGCCGCCACCACGTCCGAGCCCATCGTCCCGCCGCCGCCACCGCCAGCGTAGAACGAGCCCTGAAACGAGTAGCCCGATCCACCAGTACCGGCTGCACCGTTGGCGTTGGTGCCAGCAGAACCAAAACCGCCACCGCCTGCACCACGGTATGGACTGACGTCAGGAGCCTGCTGTGCACCGCCGTTGTTGCCCTGACCGCTCGTGGCCGTACCAGCAGTCTGACCCGCGAATCCACTAGCACCACCGCCGCTACCACCATTACGACCGGGCAGGCTCGCGCCATTGCCACGACCACCACCACCGCCACCAGTCATGGTCGCCAAACCGAGTTTGGTGATCGAGCTGTTGCCACCATCGTTGCCCGCACTTGCCCCCGTGACACTAGCGCCACCGAGCCCAATGGTCACGCCGTACGTTGAGCCTGGCGTCAGCACGCTTGACGTACTGTGCAGCAGACCACCAGCACCGCCGCCGCCGCCGCCGTACTGGTTGTTGGACGTACCGCCGCCTGCCCCGCCGGCAGCCACGACCAGAACCTCGGACACATACGGGCCGCCGAGCGATACCAACGAGGCCAGTTGACCCTCCGTGGAACGCCGCATTGGGCGATGGAATCGACCAACCTCGTACCGCATCAGGTGCTCCGATCAGAGGAAGGCGTAGAAGCAGCCCATCGTGCCCGTGCTTGACTCAAACTGCACGGTCACGTACTGCACTCCGATGGTGTCGAGCACCACGCAGGCAGGAGGCGTGCCAGCAACAACGGCTGTACCAGGGCTGTAGATGTTCACCGTGGGGACGCCCGTTCCGACCGTGATTTGGTGGAAGAAGTGCTGCGTCACGCCGTTGACCGACAGGCTCGGGATGCTCAATGCCGTGCCGTTGTACGAGCAAGCGCAGTCGGCGAGCATCGTCGGGACGTAGATCGGCGTTCCGCTCGTCTGCACGTAGGTCGTCCACCCGATCACGCGGAAGCCAGGGGTGGTCGCATTGTTCGCGCTGTGGAACGGAACGAGGCGCAGGAGGCTCGGCTTGTCGCCCAGGTTGGTCGGGATCAGGAACGTCTGCCCGGTCGTGGACGGGAGCGTGGCGGTCGGGACGGCAGCGTCGTACGTGCCGCTGCTGGCGGTCACCAGACCAGTGGTCAGGTAGTTGGGCTTATCGGTAGCGATAACGATGTCAATCGGCATGGTGTGTCCTCAGTTCATCAGTTTAGCGACCCAACTGCCGGCCAAGCTGACGATTGCACCAATCGCCGCCGACACCCCCATGATGTATCCACGAGCGTGTTCTAGGTTACGCAGACGTGCGTCGTGATCCTTGAGCTCATCCTGCGCCATCTGCTGCATGGCGAGCAGCGAATCGACCTTGCCTTCAAGGCGGCCAATGGCGAGGAACAGTTCGTCGTGGTGGGAGGAGGTCATGGTCAATCTCTTGCCATCCATTCCATTCCAATGTTCTTCGCCGCTTGGCACGGTGCAACATCAAGGCCACTTTCGCCAATCATTGGCATGGAGATAATTGCCTCTAGGCGCGTGAACGCACGGTTCATCAATTCAATGTTCGAGTCCGACTTGCCGCAATGGTTTGCAAGAAACTCAATGGTGTCGATACAAGCACGGAGTTCCATCGTGCATTCCTGAACCTGGATTGATTGTTCGTTGCTCATGTTTCGTTATTGCCTTTCTAATCAATCATCCCAGTAAATGCCTTCAATGTCGATGGTGATGTCTGGAATGGATGCAGCTGCCGTGATGTTTGTGCCATCCACGGTGTAGACGCCAACCACGTATGGATTGCCACCCTCGTTTGGCCGCACCGCAATCTTGAACGTCGTGTCAGTTGAACGATGGGATACACGGGTTCTGCGAATGGTGGTTCCAGTCGCAAGACCGACGGCAGGGGATCGGCGAAAGTTCCCGGATTGGCTTGCGGTTGATTCGCGTGGCGCTCCTCCGGTCGCGGAATGCGTAAATGGCGGGCATGATTCGCGCTCTAGTTGCCATTTTAGATCGGTGTATTCAATCGGATTGCTGTTTGAATCGATGAATCGCTTGTAGCCACCAACAACATCAACAGCATTTGAATCAATGCGATTGCGAACATACACCGTGCCTGAATTGGCGGCAACGTAATAGATACCAATTTGGCAGTTGAATGATGTGCTGCCAGTTGTGTTTCTGAATCTGTTTGCAACAAACGCGCAATTCGTGTTGTTGTTTTGAACATATGCAAACTTGGAAGATGATCCTGTGTTTATCAAGCCGTCAACCAGATTTCCCTCCATCACGCATTGATCGCATGAGGTTGTCATGGACAATCCGGCGTTAATTCCCTTATACACCACATTGTTTCTGGCAACACTATGGCGCGAATAGCTGAGTGATACGGCGGCGTTCCCGCCACCACTTGATCCGGCGTTGATTACGGAATTATTTTCAATAACAATGTGTTCGTTGAAACCAACACCAACCGTAGCAGTGCCAATCGAGGCCACGCCAAATTCGTTCTCGGATGTCGTGCTTCTGCCGATCACCACATTGTCGGCGATGCGAACGTATCGAGCAGGTGACGGGTACGGATTAACCGCCGAATCGTATTGTGCGTAAATGCCGTTTTTGCAACGTGCGACAACATTGCCGACGATGTTGCAGTTGTGCGGAGCGTGACCATCAATACCCGTCCACTTTGCAACGTCTGTCACGACATTTCCCGTAACAGTAACGTGTTCTGTTGGGACAGAATTGACTAGCGTCCTGGTCGGGTCGCGGCTCAAGGAAATCCCATATGCGTTCGTAACTGTCCCAGCATCGATGAATGAGATTCGATTGTTGGCAATCACGCCTCGGACAATTGAGTCAAACAGAATTCCCGCATAGCCACAGTATCTGATTTGGCATCCCGTGATTGTGACATCCTCGCTCCAGCGAATGTCCATCGCAAACCCGGCAAAGCCGTTGACCTTGACGTTCGTGATGTTGAAACGCCGATACGGCGAAACGCTGCTAGCACCGTAAACCTTGATTGCCGTATCAAGAAACACCACGGATGCTGGCATAGCGTTGAAATTGGCCCCGCGAAACTCAAGGCCCTCAATGTCAACGTCATTTGTATTTAACGTCAACAACGCAGATGATGCAGCCGTAGTCTTTTTGATGATCCCTTCGCCAAACAAACGGCACGGGCTTGATACCGTCAGCGTTGTAGCAACATACGTTCCAGAAGGGAAGTACACCGCCTTGTTTGCGGAGGCAGTAATCGCTGCCTGAATCGCCGCCGTGTCATCGGCCACGCCGTCACCGACCGCACCAAAGTCCTTCACGCTCACGACATCGCGGAGCTTGTCGAGCGCAGTGCGCTGGGTCGCGCCGGAGCCGGCGGCGAGGAACGTCACCTGTTCAGAGGTTGGTTTGGTCATGGGCATGGTGAAAGTCCGTTAGGCATTTGTAGTTCGCAACATTCACGCAATTGTGCCATCTGCGTTGTACCAATTAGTTGTCCCGTCGGAGGTGTTCAACTTTTGAGTCGTTGAATTAAAGATAACCTGACCAGCAGCCACCGAGGATGCCGCAGGTCTTGCAGATGTTGAATACACAGGAACTGCTAGACCAAAACGTACTTTGCGCCGATCATTGTCTGTTCCGCCAACATTGTTGTATGCAATGTCATCAAGCGCGGAACCGACAAATACATACGGATCTGTGGAGTTCAGATTTACACACGCATTGCCGTTTACCGTCAGCGCGGTGTTGTCCACTCTGATTCCCGTATCAGATACCGAAGTGGCAGACAAACAAACATTTCCGAATAGAAGCGAATCGGTTCCAGCTGCCTGGATGTATCCGCCAGATACTGAAGAAATGTTAGAAACTTTGTTACTGATGATTTTGGATCGAGTTGATGAGTCGTAAATGCCACGTCCAACTGCCGCATTCACCTTGTTGTTTGAAATGACGCAGTCCGTAGCACTGTTCATTGAAATTCCGATACCGCCACATGCCAAGATCGTGTTGTTGTCAATCAGATGGTTTGAACCAAACATGCTGATAGCACCACCGTTGACGTGATCTAGTACCACATTGCTTTGAATCGCAACGCTTTGCGGTCCACCGCCACAGTACAAACACGGAATGGTGGTTGTGTTGCCAGTGAAAATGTTTGCAACTGCCGATCCACCCTTTATGGAAGCAGCGTTTGCAAATGTCACAATTCCACCAACAGCACCTCCAGGAGCAGCGGAATGATTGGAGAAAAAGCAGTGTCTGATATTTACTGAATCGGCATAGTTCAAAACTCCACCATTGCCGTTAGCAGAGAAGTAGCAACCATCAACTACAAACGATTTTGCGCCAGAAACATCAGACAAAAGGAGTCCAGCGCCATTGTTGTTTTCAAATCGGACGCCTTGGAAAATTCCGCGAGCGTTTCCAAGCGTTGCGCCAGAATTTGACTCAACGTCAATTCCAGCTTGTGGTGCTGTTCCATTTGTATTGGTGTATGCACCACCAATGAACTGAAAGTCATAGGCATTAATTACCGATGCGCCTTGCCTATAACCGTTGTTAGCGAAACAATTTATCAACTGAAAATCCAAGCAGTATGTTGCTGGATTGGTATTTGTTGCTGTTGCGAAATAGAAACCGTCTACGACGGCGTTGTGACTATGCACGTTTTCAAATACGAACTTACGGCAACTAATGACATACACCGTTTGAGCTGATGTCTCTACCGGAGTTCTATTCGCTCTGTTTGCATCGAACGTGATGTTTTCAATCTTGAATGCTTCGCAGTTGGTTAAACGAATGAGATTTTTGCCGGAACTGACACTCATGCCATTTTTGGCAATGATGGTTCCACCTTCTCCATCGATTACGAAATTTGACTTGTCTGTGATCGATACAGGGTCGTTTACGACCACTGTTAGACCGCTCAAAGACAGCCGAACACCAGACACTACAAAAGCAAACGCCGCCTGAAGTTTGGTTGTTTCATCTGTCCCGTCGCCAACGACTCCGAAGTCCTTGACGCTGACCACGTCACCAAACTTGCTCGCCGCGCTGCGGGCGACCGCGCCCGTGCCGCTCGGCGTGTAGGTGACGAGGTCCGCGCTCGTCGCGCCGATGTCGCTCGTCAGGAAGTTCACGAACTCAATGTTGTTGGTCCCGGCCACCGGAGCCTGCGAGAACGTCAGCGTCGTGCCGGCAATCGTGTACGTGCTCCGCTGCTGGTACACGCCGCCGATGTAGACCTGTGCGCTGTTGCCGAGCGCACCAGGGTCGCTCGCCAGCGTGAACACCGTCTGCGACCCCGTGCCGCTGAACACCTGCCGCGTGATCGTGGGCGGCGCACCGCTTGAGCCAGCCGTAACGACCGACGGCAGACCGTTGGCGTCAAACGACAGAAACGAGTTGGCGCGTTCAGTTTTCGTCGGCAGCTCCATGTTGAGCGTGCCGTCCGAGATCGGGATCTTCAGCGTCCGGTCGCCAATGTCGGCAATCTGCTGGATCTGGATCGTGGCCCGGTCCAGCGAGTCGGTGATGACCTCGGGGTAGAACCCGCCCTGATTCGTCAGGTCGGTGGGCTGGAGGTTGGCGATGTCAGAGGTGATCGTCAGCGTGAATCCCGACGCCAGTGCGCCGGCGGTCAGGGTGACCGTGCCGCCTGGGTTGCTGTTCTGGTCACCGTTGAGCGATACCGTGTAGTCGGTCGTGAGCACCAGCGTGCTCTCGGTGCCCGTGCTGACGGTCAGCTTGATGACGTCCAAGTCCGTGGCAGCGAAGACTTTGAACGTGAACGGGAACGCGCTGGCGGTCCCATTACCAATGAACGGCCCAGCGATTCGCGTCGTGCTGCTAATCGTCATCGCTTGCTCTCCGGCGTGGCGGTGCCCGTAATCATCCCCCGAATCATATCGTAGCCCGATTCGGGTTCGATCTCGCCACGTTCAACGTCTACTAGATATCCGGCAGGGCGACCGAGCGCCGACACCGGGACGCCAGTCAGCAGCGTGATGAGCGTTAGCACGTCACGCACGTTGCGGCCCGTCACGTCCTTGTCCTCGTCGGTCACGGCGATGATGGCCTTGCTCGTGCCGATGGTGGCCGACTCGAGCGCCGCGATGGACGGGCTAGTCGTAATGCGGTCGTCGTACGGCTTGTCGTTGAACGCCGTAGTAATCGCCGTATAAGCCGTGCTGCCGAACGGCAGCAGCGCCGCCCCCATGCGGACCTGACTTCCGAAGAACCAGTCCATGAACACGTCCATGTAGCCGTCTTCGTCTTCGTCATCCCATCCTCCTCCGAGGCTGCGGACGATGGCGTCTGACACGATTGCCGGCAGCAGCATGCCCATGACGTAGATGTAGAGCAGGCGCCCCTTGCCACTACGCCATCCCATGTCGCGCACCGTCTTCTGGTACTCGCCGAGGTTCAGGTTGGCGAGCATGTTGAAATAACCGGTGAACTGCACAAACGTGTTGTAGAACGGTGTCCCGACCTCAAACATGGACTTATCTTCAGGGCTCAGGCTGCCCTGCGTCAGGCGTACCGCGGCATCTGCACGGGCCACGGCCTCGGCCTGCGTTTCACCCTCGGCGAGCGCCTGGTTGTAGGCACCCTGCCAAGTCGTGACGTCCACCATGTTCTGGAACGCCTGCTGGAGGAAGTAGCCGTGCTTGCTCGACCACTGCTGCAATTTCTCATACTTGCTGGGGTTGAGCAGCAGTTCGTTCATCGTGCCTTGGAGCTCAAACATCTGGTTGCGCATCCGGTCGGCCATGAACGGCGACAACCGGGCAACCGCCTCGGCGGTCTGCTTGGGCGATCCGAGATACGTCATCAGGGCCGATTGCAGATAGCGCCGCTTGACCTTGAGCAGCGACGGGAACCAGCCCGTGACCTGTTGCAGCGCGTTGCGCAAGTTGGCGAACATCGTCGCCACGCCAGCTCGTGACCGCACGCTGCCCCAGAACTTGTCGGCCAACTTCCACCTACCGGGCTCCGTTGCCTGCTGGCGGGCAGCACGGTTCAGCCACGGCAGCAGCATGTTCTCCATGACCGCCGGGTCGAACCGCTCAAGCAGTGCCTTCAGGTCGCGGTCGCGCAGGATCTTGAGCGCATCCTTCACCGACGGCTGAATCATTGAGAACCGCAGCACCGCGTCGGTGTGCGTGGCGATCAGGCGCAGGTCAAGCGACAGCGCTTCGTTGTAATCAACGCGGCCCTTCGTGAAGCCGGCACCCGTGGACGGGAGCGAGTTGCGCCAGTCGCCTTCCAGTTCGTCCATGCTTGCATTGACGCGGGCGTCCTGCACCATGAACTTGTCGGTGGCCGCCGGCACGTAGCCGCCCCGATACGTCCCGAACGGCGTCACGACCTCGGTGGCCTCCACCTCCTTGAAGTAGTAGCCGTACATGTCGAAGTGAGCACGCTGGGCAAGCGGCTTGATTTCCTCAAGCAGATCCCAGATCGACTGCACGAAGTCGTAGTCGGCCTTGGTCAACTTGCCCTCGGAGATCATCCGGGCGACGAACGACCGCCATCGGCTGTCGTCCAGATTGCCATCGGCGTCGAGTTCGCCCCATCCACGACCGAGCAGCAACTTGCGGTAGTTGCCCTCGTTACCAGTATGCATCAGGGCTCCAAGCAGTTCTGCCCTGCCGATGCCCCCGTTGCCGTTGCCGAACGTGTAGTCAAGTTCAGGTGCCGCGATCTTGCCGACGGGCAGATCGATGCCGTCCAGCAGCTTGACGAACCGCTCCACATACTTGTTGCGCTCAATCCGGTACGCATCGACCGCCTGCTTGACCGGGCGGAACAGGTACTTGGTGAACGCTCCCGGACCGGCCATGCCATCGAGTGCGTCAGCCCAAGCCTCGACGCGGCTCATCATGGCACGCAGGCCAAGCAGATGACGATTAGCCTGATCGACGGCACCAGGGGCCTGGCGCTGGCCGACGCGCTCGCCGACGCCGATGGCCTGCAACCGATCCGCCATCTCCTTCAGGACGACGTCAAGCGCCACACGCTCGCCCTCTACCGTGATCTGGCGGTCACGACGAGCCTGCGCCCACAGCGCCTGCACCGTGTCGCGCAACACCCGGAACTCAGTCACGGTCAGGTCGCGGTAGTCAGTCGTGCCTGACAGAGACTTCAGCACGATTGGGGCGATGCCGTCGTACAGCTCTGGCGCGTAGGTGCGCAATTGGTCGAGGTACTGGGCGGGCGACTCGCCACGCTTGCCGTACCCGTAGTACGACAGGATGGCCCGGGCCGCCATGATCGGAGCCATGTCTCGGGTCTTCGCCAACTTCTCGTCTGACCGGAAGAACTTGCGGAAGTCCCTGCCGGCGACGGCGATCTCCTCCTTAGCCAACATGGCCTCGCGGGCCAACTGGTTCTGGACGAGCTGCTGACGCTTGGCGCGGCGGGCAACCTCTGCCGGCTCCCGACCGCCGTACTTGGCGCGGAACTCCTCAAGACGCTCCGTAGCCTTGACACTGGCCTCCACGCCAGCCTGTGTAGACGTTACGGTTGCCTCGAATGGAGTTTGACCCGCAGCAATGGCTTCGTTGTAAGCCCTCGTTTCTGCGGCCCGTCCCGCCGTTACACGGTCTTGCGGCTCCCGGTAGGCCGTGGTGGCCGTCCGCGCAGCCTCGGCTTCAGCGGCCTCGTAGCGCCTTGGATTGAGCGTCCGAATAACGACATCGCCGATGATGTCTTGAGCGACCTGACGGGCCGCCTGCAACATGTCGTTGGCCGGGCGCCGCTGCTTCTCAAGCCACCGCTGCTCGACCGCGATGAACCGCGCTCGGGCCTCGTTGTGGATCGCCATGTCCACCGCAGCCTGACGGGCCTCAGGGGTCGCCAAGTCGGAGTTCTCGTCCAGCATCCGCTGGTCGGTACGGGCGTCGATCTCCTCCTTGATCGGCTTGGCGCCGAGGATGGCGTTGATGAGTTCCACACCGCTGCCGTATCCGAACATCCCAGCCGCCATATCGGGGTCAATACCGCCTTCCTGCACCATCCCGTACTTGCCGTACTTGAGGGTGGCCGGGTCGAACCCCGCCGGCATGATCGCACGCACCTTGGCGAGATCGAGTTTGTACGCGCCCGTGGCCGCCGTCACCTCGCCCGTATCGGTGCGGATCGTCCCCTTCTTCAGGAACTCCATCGCCCGGTACACAGGCTCCAACTGCACCTGAGCCGAAACCTCCTCGCGGATCTCCTTGCGGGCGCGGTCGTGCTTGGCTTGGATCTCGCGCAGGTACTTGCTCTGCGCGTTGCCGTACCACTGCAACTCCTTGAGCGTGGCCTTCGTGAGTTCCGCCGTCGCAGCGTCAGTCGCGTCCTGCTCGAGCGCCTGATACGCCGCCCACTCCGCATCGTTCATACCGCTCTGTTCCTGCGTCTGGAACATCGCCTTCATTCCACGCACGGCCTGGGCGCGGGCAATCTGCTCGTCGGTCGCAAGCATGCGGTCCATGACGAGCCGGATCTCGCTGTTCATCATCGGCAGGTCACGACCAAACTGCGCCTTGTACGTCGCGTTCAATTCGTCTCGGATTGACTTGTACACGCGCTTCAACCAAGCGGCGAACTGGTTGAACAGCGACTGCAACTCCACGCTCGGCGCCTTGCCCTCGTGCACGTAAATCTCCACTGAGTACGCGAACTGCTCGTGGTACTGGCGCTGCTGGTCAATGGTCATGCTCGACCACTTCGCCAAACGTTCCGCCGGCGTGACGCCTTCAATCCCGAACCACCGCAACAGGGCGTCCATGTCCGCCTTCGACTGCTGCGGCCCCGTGGCGCTGCGGGCGATGTCGGCAAGGATGGTCAGGTAGAAGTGCGCTGTCTCGTGCAAGAAGGTGCTGAAGTCACGCCCCTCGCGGAGCGTGGTCATCAACTTGGCTGGGTCGAAGTCGCCACGCGGGGCGCGGGCGGTTTGGAATAGAACCTCACCACGAGCTTCTGGGGACACGGCCATTTGCCGCACCGCACGTTGCCGATCAGCCTCATCTCCAGACAAATATGAGATGTATGGAATGCCATTGCGCTGCAATATGTCGCGTGTTTCTTGGCTTGCGTTTGTTGGGATGACAGCGCCCGCAAACTCATCAAGTCGCACAGCACGCTGCGGCTTTGCTTCAAAGTAAGGGACTGGCGCACTGAACAAAGCATCTGCGGCATCAATGGCTTGTTCAATAATTTCCGTTGGCATGCTGCCGATTGCAAATCGCTCACGGCTCAATGCTTCTCGCATTGCCTTTACGTTTCGCTTTTTGCGCTTTCCATACCGAGCCAGCGCCTTCATAGCAGCATCCATTGCAGCCCATGTGTCTTGCTTTCCTCGCCAATCCGTCAGCCGCGTGTAGTCCACAACCGCTAGACGGTATGCCTCAAGAGTTTTTTCCGATTCCTTTCGTGCTTGGCTGTATTCCTCTGGATTGACAATGGCCGTTTTTGCGGCTTCTCGCATCTCCTCAAGATCCGGGAATGCACGCGCTCGCTTTGCCCGTGCTGCACCAGCTCCGAAAGTCAATCCCTTTTCCTCACCCTTGACCTTGGCAGACGCCATGAAGTCAACAATATTTCCAAGCGTATACGGACGCTTTAGTTTGCCATCACGAAGGAATGGGGCACCAAATTGTTCTCGCGTTTTCTGATCGACCCAGGTCTTGTATTCCGCGTACAGCGGCTCCAACTTTCCCGTAATTGCATCGGATGTTGCTTCTCTTGCTACACGCTGACGGTTTGTTTCTTGAACATCTCTGCTCAATCGTTGTAGCGTCGTGGGAGTGAATTGCCTCGCCCACTCATCAACACGTCCTTCTGGTAGTTCCTCTGCAACGCCCTCATATTGCCTACGCACTTCATCCGCATATGCAACCTTCAGAGCCGCATATTCTGGACTTTCCTCCATCACGTCATACGCTTGCTGTTGATCGACTGCCAAATAAATTGGAGTCAGGCGATCAATCGCCTCCCATGTCAGGCGCGACAACGTTGGTCGTGTTTCTAGTATCGGAGCGATTTCAATTCCACGCTCACGCAGGTACATCGCCATGATCGCTGGCGAACGCAACCAACGCTCCGCTAACTTGTTGGCATCTGGTTCGTTGACAAGAAAATTGAATGTGCTATCAACCAGTCCTACGTCACCAAACTCGGTTTGTAGATCCCGAATAGACGCGACAACGGCATCTGCCTTTGCAGTCGAAACTCCCGGCCATTCCGGGCGTGGGAATCTGGCCGAATATGCGTCGGCCTCAAATACTGGCGTCGTACGAGGCTCGGCCATCTCGCGTGTACCGATCAGCGTGAGCTCACCGAAGCCCTCAACGCCTCCAGCCTCCTCGGTAATGACTCCGATTGATGGAACAGCAAGACCACCCATTCGCGCAGCAAATTGCAGATTGTCAGCGGACAAATTGTGTACTGCCATCAAGCGCGGCTCAGTTGCCGCCTGCTCAAACACCTTGGGGCTTGTGATGTCGAAGCGGCGAGACAGCGGGACGACGTTGCCGGATTCGTCGTACACAACCGGGTCGGCGAGTTTCACCTGTTCGGGACGGGTCGCTACATAGAACGTCGAATCGTAATCTTTGGTGTTGCGAAGGGTATTGATGTTCTGTTGCGAGATTGTTTCCAGATCGCCCTCAAGAATTCCCTCAATACTCAACTCCCCCTCGCGCCATGTTCTATCGAACTGTGACTTGACGTTTTTGATCTTGCCGGGATTGAGATAAAGATCCATTCGCCGGCCATACCAACCCTCTGGCGAGCTGGTGAGCCAAATGCCTGGTCCACTTTGCATCCGCTCAAGATCGAACGATGTGAATGGCTCATCTGACCTTGTGAAGTGGTACACGGGAATTGTGTACCCACTGGCCCGCGCAGCCTCGTCCACCATGCGCTGCGCCGTCTCCATGTCGCCACGCTCGACGGCGGCCATGTAGTCGGCGTCGATGCGGGAGGCCTGGTTGTAGATATCTGCGGTTGCCCTGCTGAACGCTCCACTATTGTCAGTGGATTTGATACTTGTTGGATTCCAGGTGACATACACGTTGCCCATGTCGCCCGTCATGCCAATGCTGTCATCAATGTTCTGGATAATTACGCCATCATGCCCAAGCTCTTTGGCCTGGGTAATAACGCGACTCATTTCGATTGCATCTACAACGCGGCCCTTGGGCGCATACACCATCGGGTTTTGAAACGACACATACGCGCTAATTACTTCTCCAAGCGGCTCGTCGCTGATAATGTCGCCGTATGCCCGCTCAAACGTGTACTGTGAAGCAACTTCTTCGTTGCTTGAAAAGAAAATTGCGCCTTCAACTTCGACCGCCGCATTGACATCGAATTTACGCAAGCCCTTTTGAATTGACCCGTGCAATGCTTCAACAACTACAGGAACTCCAGTTGCAAACTGGTGTGATTCGCTTTGGTCCTTAGTGACAAGTTGAGCGTTGTTGCTCCATGCACGGAACTGCGGCGTGTCCGTCCGGCGTTGTCCCGCCTGGTCGAACTGGTCTGCCTGCTCAAGCGGCTGACCTTCCTGAACCACCTGGGGGCCGCGAACACGATACGGGTATCGCTCGTAGAACTGCTCCGGCGTGATTCCCATACGCGCAGCCTGCGTCACGGCGAGGTCGCGGAACAACTCAGCATTGGCGCGGACTTCAATGTCCTGCATGCCCGTCTGGCGCAACTGCTCGGCCACGGTCGTCTCTACCTTCTGGGCAGACTCCACAAACGCGGCGTCTGCTTCCTGCCGCTCGGCTAGAGCCGCCTGGGCTTCCTGAAGCAACGCATCGCGCTTACGGTTGATTTCCTGTGCCTGCACCACGCTCTTTGCGTCCGGACTAATGCGCACGTGCTGGCGCAGAGCGTCACCAAGCGGCGTGCCGACAAGCCGAGCACTGTAAACCGACGTGGGAATCGTCACGTCGCCGCCGTTCTCGAGCGCGTTCTTCAACTGTTCTCGGATGCCGGGGATGACCTTCTCCAGTTCCGTGACGCTCACTCCGCTCTGCGCAAGCACCTGGGCCGCAGCATTAGCCTCGACGTAAACAGTGTCGGCGGTCGTACCCTTGGCCTGACGGGCGACAAAGCTCTCCCAAGCGTCGAGGTTACGCTTGGCGAGTTTGCTGTTCCTCTTGGCCGCTTCAAGGCCGTCGAAGAACTCCTGCTGCTTGGCAACGGCGTCTGCACGTTGCACATCGACCATCAACGACAGACTGGGGCCAACTGAGCTCAAAAGAATCCCACCCTGTACGCCAGCAATGAAAGAATCCGCAATTTCCTTTGCTACCTGCTCCGCTGTAATGTCGCTCTCAATTCCGTCAATTGCCTGCGCAAGTCGCGTGAAACCAAGACCAAACCCACTTTGGAGCCCTTCCTCTGCACCCTGACCAAACGTACCAAGAACGACATTTTTCCCAGCCTGCGCAACCGCTGCGCGAATGGTCGGTTTCGTCAGTTGCTCCGAGATTTCCTTGGTCACCAATCGTTTGACGCCAGCCCAACCCGGCAACAACGTCACAGCGTCGCTGGCGGCCTCAATTGTTCCAATGACAGTGCCGCCGGCTGCTGCGGCAAATAGTGCTGTTTCCGGGTCAACGCCCGTTGCAACCATGTCGTCATACAACACACCGCCTTCAATCTCTGCGGTGGTCAGGCCAATGCCGTAACCGGCACCCAGTTTAAAACCAACAGCACCCCACCAAGGATGGACAACGCCTCCTGTTGCTGCGCCCAGCATCGCCCCCGTGAGAATTGGCTTTGCGTTGACGATTCCCTGCGCCACCACTTGCGCAGTTGTGCCAAATATGCCGGACGGTTGCTTTCCGCCCATTTGCTTTTCTAGGTATGCGATGCGTTCGTTGACCAGATCGTAATACTCATCCTCGCTACCAAAGGCCAGCGTCATTGCTCGCCGCGATTTCAACTGACCAAGCTCCGCGCCAAGTTCCCCGATGGCATATCCCTCCTCAAGTACCTTGGCAATGCGCAACGCTTGACCAGGTCGCCGGTCGAACAATTCCGGCCCGATGAAGTTGACGGCCTTCTCGAACAGGCTTGATGTCTTGGCCAGAGAGTCAAGATCGTCGTGCGCTTGTGCAGCGAACACCGGGTCAAGCAGCGACTGCGCGAGACGAGGGTTGTTCTGCAACATCCCGGTGCGCTGCACCATTGCGATCACTGACCGCTGTCGCACCTCGTCCATGTTGTACAACGCCAAGTCCTGCCCGATGCCCAGCGGCGTGCCCAACTTCGTCGCCTCTGCCGCCTGGTCGGGGTTGATGCCCATGACCGATGACAGAGAGCCGATGGCGGTTTCGTTGAACAGCTTGTCGGAACTAGGAAGCCGTGGCTGCGCTGGCACAGCCAACGATTCCTGCATTGCAATGTACGGATTCGACAACGAGGCGAACGAGGGGATACGTTCAGGTGCTGGCTCGACGGGCATATCCAGCGGCGTCAAAGCCGGCTTCGACATGCGATCGACAATTTCGAGGTACGGGTTGACTTCCGTTGGAGTTTCTTCGTTCTGCATTATGGCTTTGCCTTTAGTGCGCGCTGGCGTTCAATGTAGGCGCTAGCAACTTTGGCCTTCGTGAGAGGCTGTCCCTTTTGTTGCAGTGCTGACCGAATCCGCTCCAGTTCCGTCTTGTCAATGGAAGCAACAATATCTTCGTATGCCGCAGCCGCATTTTCCGGCGTCATGGCGGCAATGACATCAGTGCTATCCAATTTCGTGATCGCACGTTCCATAAGCAGATCGCGCACGATTTTCTCAAGTTCGGGCCTTGTGATTTCCCGCTTCGAATCGCCTTGCTCCAATTCGATGCGCTGCTCGACGGCGTCCCTGAACAACAGGCTTGCGGTCAACTCGTCTTCGTCTTTGGCTCGCGGGAACGCCAATGACCTTTGCCCGTTTCGCACCAGAATCGCTTGCAATGTTTCTGCTTTAATCGACGCCTTGATTATCTTGCTCGGGTCAGCCGTGTCCTTCAGCAACTTGACGTACGTACCTGGCGTCAGGCGATTGCGGTTTTTGTCCAGGTAATCAACCGTCAACACGCTCGGGTCACGGGCGATCTCTTCCATGACACCGAGTTCGTCGGTTTCCCTCTGCCCACTCAGCAACTTGGCCTGATCGGTCGGCTTCAGCGTGCCCCACAATTCAGGTGGGATCTGTCCGACGTTGTTTCCGGGGACAGCCAGGAACTCGGTGATCGCGTCCATCCGGCCACGGTATTCCTCCTTGATGAGCGCGTCCTCCTGCGCAAACTGAGTGCGCAGGTTCGACTGCACCTGCTTGCGAACCTCGGGGTCAGGGATGCGCTCGGCCACAGTCAGCGCATCGCGCAGCGTGAGCGGTCGGCGTGCCTCGTCGCGGTCGGAATCTTCAAGAGAGTTCAGGTTGCGCGGGTCGATGGCCTCGCCGTTGCGGGTGGCGGTGTATCCGATGCGATACAGGCCGTCCTCGGCTGCGTCGTCCTTGCCCACCATGCCGATCATGCCGCCACGGGTGACCGTCTGGCCTTCCGCGAGCAGCCCGAACACATAGACATTGTCAAACTTCAGAGTGGTGCCGTCGCTCGTTTCCATCGTGACCGTGTTGCCATCGACGCTCTTGATCGTCCCGTTGGCCGGCGCGTTGACGGGCGCACCAGGCGGAGCCTCGATGTTCACGCCCTTGCCATCGACGTTGATGCGACCGTTCTCAATGATCTGATCGAAGTTCCCCGTGCCGGCGGGCGTGTCCAGTACCCCGGTCGTACGGATGCTTGTGGTCAGTTCGTCCACCATCTGACGCTTGCGGTTGGCGTCGAGCGAGGCAATCATCGCGTCGGCCTTGGTCGGATCGATGCGGTTGAGCTCCAACTGCTTGCGCACGTAGTCAAGCCCGTCCTGAAACTGGCTATCCATCATCAGCCGATTCACCACGCCCTGCGCAGCCTGCGTGTAGACCGCGTTCTCCAGTTCCCGCATCTGGGCGCTGTCCTCGGCAAAGCCTCGCAGGCGGCCAACGGTGCGGATCTCATTCAGCGCCACGCCGAGATTGGTGTTGTATTCACCCGTCGGCAGGCCGTCGGTCGTGACCGCATCGCGTTCCTTATATGACTGCACGGTTCGATTGACGTACAGGTTGGCGCGTGCCGTGGCTTCGTTTTCCGCGTAGACCTTGACTTGCTTGTCGCGGTGCGACTGCACCTGCGTCTGGAAGGTCATCATGTTGCGGGCGAGGACGTTCTGATACAGCCGCTTCTGGCTGTCGTTCAGGCGGTCCATGCTCGCCTGCCCAGCCTGAATCAACTGTTCGTTGACGCTGACGTATGACGTTTCGGCGTCCTTGCCGACTTTGTTCAGATAGCCGTTCGGACCTTGCAGGATCTCGTTGACCTGCTGCTGGTATGCAATGTCGCTTTCCTTAGCGGCGGCCTCGTCGAGTTGGTCCTGCATGGCGTCGCCGATGCTGAACGCCGTCATGCCTGCTCGGGTCAACTGCTGTCCGAACTGCTGGACCTGCTCGCCCGTGTAGTTGCGCATTGGCTCCACGGCGGGAGCCTGGAACTGGCCGATGTCACCACCGCCGGGAGGGGTGACTTGCGGGACGAAGGTGGTCGGGACGGTTGGCATGAGTACCTCAGAATCGTTCGGTGGCTACGCCTTGCAGCAGTTCGTCGATGCGCTTGTTGCGGGCCCAGTTGGCGCCGATATCGACTGCGCTGCCGAGCAGGCTGGTGGCAGCCCCAAAGCCGGGCATGATCGTGCCGGCTGCGCTCGACAGGTTCCGGCTCGACAGTTCGGCCATCGTGGCCTGCGTGCCGAGGTTGAACGCCTGCAACCGGGCAGCCTCCTGCGCCCGGACGGTCGATGCGTTGATGGCGAGGCGGTCGATCTCCTTGACCAGGTCCATGCTGGCGACGACTTCCTTGGCCGTCCCCTGCCCAAGCGCCACCCCACGAGCAGCCATCGCCGTGCGTGCCCCGGCGCGAGCCTGGCCCGCCCGCATGGTGTACTGGCCGGCTGCGGCCTGACCCTGCTGACCAACCTGCGTGGCGGTGAACTCGGCTGCACGGCGGTTGATGCGCGTCATCTGCGCGGCGAACGCCGCGTTCTGCGCCTGCATCTTGAGCTGGTTCTGCTGCGACTTCAGCGAGTAGTACGACCCGATGGCACCCGTGACGGCTCCGAAGATCGAGGCAATGTTGCCGCCGATCTGCAAGCCCTCGGCAACGCCTGACCAGTTGATCGAACTTGATTGCGGTGGCGCCATTTGCGCACCAAAGGTGCTGTACCCGGCAATGAATTGAGTCTGTGGGAATGCCGTCATCGTCAGTCTCCTAGCACGACCTCAAGGGTCAGACCCACGACCGTCAGTGGAAGGGGGTCGGCTTGCCGAATGTAGACCTGACCGCCTGCTCGCCAGGCTGGCTTCAGGTCAACGTCGATCTCGTCAGACTTCAGGCTCGGCGGGGTGCCGTATGGCTCAGTCGTGCGCTGCTTGGCCTCCACGAGTCGGTCCGCCGTCGGGCCCACGAAGATGCCGCTCGACTTAAACACCCGCAAGTATGCCTTGTTGACGTTCTTATAACGCCCCTGCCCGTAACCGTCGATGCTCATCACCGCCGGCAGGGTCTGTAGATCGCTCTCGTAGGGCAGGCCGACGTGGATCAGGACTGCGGCCCTGTCGAGGCTCACGGTGCCGCTGGAGACGGTTTCCTGCGGCTGTACGGCCCCGTCTGCGAGGATGCTGACCGTAGCCCCCTCCAGATGCCCCAAGCCGCTCACGCTGTCTCTAGCGAACGCCCAGACGGTCGTGGCGGTGTTGCGCAGGGCGACGGGCAGCGTGACGTCTACCCGTGCCGTCGCCACCGTCGTGCTGCTCGTACCGATGATCCGCAGGCGGTACTTGTTGCTCGCCGAATCGGTCAGGACGATGGCGTCATTGATGTCGGTCGTTGCCGGGAACGCAAAGGTCGGGGTGCTGGACGTGATCGTCAGCACGTCGGACGGACCCCAAGTCGTGCCGCCAGAGACAGTTACAGTCGTTGCCGTGGTGTTCGTGCCGTCGTACGTCAGGCCCGCGTCCACAAAGAAGCACGCCTCAAGCGTCGTAATCTGCCGGCTGGCCATCCGCTCGATGTAGCGCACCGAGTTGCCGTTGATCGTGCGCTTGACGACCACGTACACGCGGTCCTCGTTGCCCTCGGCCACGGCGGTGCATGATTCATACAGGCCCAGTGTGTCGTGCTGCGCCCAGGCGCCGATCTGCTGCTCGGGCATGTAGGTCAGGCTCAACAGGTTGCCGTTGCTGCTAACGAACCACAGGATGGGCTGCGGGCTCTTGCTGTAGCACATGTCCACCAGCGTCAGGTCGTCGAACAGGTGGGCTGCCCGGATGGAAAGGTCGCCAGTAACAAACCCACTTGACTGCCACGAGTAACCGAGCTCGCGCACGTGACCGCCTCGAGCAGCGCAGTACACGACCGTGTTGTTCACGATCTCAGGCTGGACGTCGTTGGCACCGATGTACGACTGCGGGCGCACGCTGATCGTGGTCGGCGTCAGCGCATCGGAGTTGATCGGGCTGACACGCCATTCCGCGCTGCTGGTCATCAGCAGCAACTGCGTCAGCGGGACGATGTGATTGATTGTGTTGAGTTCGCGGGCAGCCACGCGGATGCTGATGCGGTCGCTGTCCTTGACCGGCAACGAGTACGACAGGTCGCTTTCCGTACCCGAGCGAGTCATCCAAATCGTCTGCGGAGCGTTGTTCGTGCCGGCGAAGATGCGCCGCTGCTCGAAGTACGACACCGAGCGCGGGTAGTTGTTCGCGCTGCTGAACGGGGTTTCAACGATGGGCGGCGTGATGCCCATGTCAGGCGCGATGTTGTCATCGTCAAACGACGTGGCAGCCGTCTGCCCGATGTATCCGTACAGACCGCTCTGACGCTTGTACACGTTGTACCGGAGCGCCCCCGCGACTGCGCTCCAGCTGATCGTGTTCTTGGCGCCAATGGCGTTCAGGTTGTTGATGACGTTGCCGCTCGGGCTTGCCGCGCTCTCGTCCACCGCGTTCTGCGCAATGGCCGTCACGACGTAGTAGTTGTCGAAGTCAAGGCTCTTGTCACCGAACTGCACGAACCCGCCGCTCGCCCATGCGGTGTAGGCCGTCGTGTCAACCGGGACCCCAGTGTCGTACGCCTTGACTGAGAACGTGTTCGTGGCCGGCGTCGTGTTGACGAGGTAGAACCCGCTCAACTGCGTCATCGTGCCACCATTGACGTACACGCTGTCGCCGATGGCGAAACCGTGGTTGCCGACCGTGGTCACGACGCCGGGGTTGGCCTGCGTGATGCCCGTGATGTTGAGCGCATCACCGCGGCTGGCCGTGACCGTGGGGGCGCTAGGCACAGCGACCGGGGCAACGAACGTGATCGCCGTCAGCGTCCACGTCGTAGCACCAAGGCGGCGCAGTTCACGCGGCGCGTGGTTAGGGTGCACAAGCGTCAGCACGTCGCCTGACTGCACGTAGTGAATTGAGAACAGGTCAGCCTCTTGGTAGGGCGACGGGATCTCGTAGGCGCTTGACGGCAGCGGATACCAGTACGTGGCGTTGGGCGGCGCGTTACCGGTCGTGGCCGCGATGCAGTAGTAGTTCGTGCCGCCCGAGGACACCAAGTCACCCACCACGTAGGCGGTCGCGCCGTTGTAGGCAGCCGGCGACCCGGCCTGCAACGTGCTGCCCTGCGTGTGGAATCGGATATAGCCCTGACCAAACTCAAGCACCATCGTCTGCGTCGTGCTGTACGTGAACGGCAGAAGTCGCGTGCGCTTGGTGCTGTCCTTCACCGTCGCCACGTACGTGGTACCGGGACGGTTCTCTGCCGGCCCCTGCGGGGTCGGGATGAAGTTCCGCAGCTTGGCGGCTCCGGTCTGGAACTTGATGTCATCGATGCGCCCGAACATCTCCGGCGACAGCTCGCCGCCTGCGAACGACCTGTTGTAGATGCGGGTGCTTGGCATTGGTCAGCGTCCTGCAATCCAGCCCGTGATGTGTTCCGGCTTGATGTTGCGCTGGTTGGCGTCCGACATGCGGGCTTGCTGCAAGTACGCCATCATCATCTGCGCCTGCCGCTTGCCCTCAGCCGCGCCCTGATCGCCCTTGATGACCGGGCCAGCAAGCATGGCGGCGAGGTGGTGCGACAGCGCCATAACGAACAGCGGGTCGAACTTGGTCGGGTCCGTGATGAGCGCCTGGTATCGCAGCAGCGCGTTCTCTTGGTCGGTGTACAGCACCTTGTTGCCGAGCGTGTCGGTCTCGATGCTGTAGGGCTGCGGCACGTAGCGCCCTGCAGCGACTAGCGGTGCGTAGTTGTGCAGGAAGTCCGGGGTGTCGCTGGGAACGAACTTGGCCGCGTAGTCGTTCTCGGCGTCGTGCGGCAGCACGCTGACGGCAACCATCATGTCGCCGGGGCAGGCATAGGCGTACTTCCACATGGAGTACGGCATCGTTACCTGCGCAAGCAATGCGCGGCGAGACGCGAAGTTCCATGCGTGCATCTGAAGGAGGCTGTCGCGGGCGATGGGGTAGAACCGAGCGCAGTGCTCGGCCTGCGCCGACCCTTCAGGCGGGTCGATGCTGGCGATGGAGGCATCGTCGCCGAGGTGCGCGAGTGCCAGATTGCAGATCTCAACCACGCTTGCCATTCGATCCTCCTAGGAAAAGAGGGGCGCCGGGTGTTTAGGCCGACGCCCCTCCAGAGTCACATGCGTCGTATCAGTCCGCCGTGACGGTGGTCTTGGCTGGCCGGCCTCGCTTGGGTCGCACCACAGGCACGACTTCAGGCTGCTCCGACTGGCTGGGCGCGTCGATGGGTTCGACGTTCCCGTTGGCAGGACCGTTGTACTCGAAGACTTCGCCCGCCTTGCGGAGGCCGTTGTCGATGAAACACGTCACGAGTGCGCGGACTTTCATGTCAGGTCACCGAGAAGCCCGAACGGTAGAACTTGCGTCCGTCCTGCAGGTCTTCGACCACCTGCGCGAGGATCGTGCCGGTGGTGGGAGAAGACGTGACGACGTAACGGGCTGCGAGGAACTGCTCGCCAAGGCGTCCGACCAAAGGCGTAATGCTGACCATGAACTGTGCGCCGGCGGTCAGGCTGGCAACGGCAATGGCCCCGGTCGATCCGATGACGGTCGGCGAGGAAATCGAGTCGTTGTCGTCCGTGACGATCTGCATTTCCACGGTTCCGGTGCCGCCGAAACCGACAACTACCGTGAACATCATGAACAAGTTTTCGCCCTGACCGATGTCGCGGGCACCGCCGTTGTTGGCGATGGCCGTGGTGATCGTGGCGAGGCTCAGGATGTCAGTGGAGTTGGCGTTTGCCGTGATCGGGCCTTGGCCCGAGATTGCGCTGCCGGGGTTGTTGCTGCCTGACAGAACGAGGAGACGATCAGTAATCATTGTGTTGGTTCCTTTCTGTCGGTCCTATCAGGACACGACGCCTTCGGTGTTGATGATGGCATCCACGCGGCGCAGGGGCACGCCCTGGAACGAGAGCCAGCTGTAGGGCTGACCGAACTGCGACAGACCTTCGTTGACCTTGAGCACGTACTGGCTCTTGTCGAGCGCAGCGATGGCAAGGCCGCTGTGGACGGTGCGGTTCATGTAGAACGCGGCCCGACCCATGCCCATGTTGGGGATGCGGTACAGGGCGCGGCTCATCAGCTTGATGATCGCGGTCGCAGCCGTAGGAGACTGCGTGGTGGTCTGCGCCATCAGGTCAGCAGTGTTGATGTTGCAGATGCGGACCACGTAGCGCCAGTCCTTGACCACCAGACCGTTCTTCCACTGGTAGCGGGTGGCATACGCCTGAAGACGGGTGCCATCGCTGTTGTAGACGGTCTGCTCGCCGAGGTCTTCGTGGATCAGGCCGGCGCTGCTGCCCTTGGGGAAGGGGCAGTACACGGTCTGGTCACCCCACACGACGAGGTAAATCGACGTGTTGGTGGTGGCATCGCTGCCGCCAGCAGAGATGATGTTCTGCGAGTTGTTCGGGCTGCCGGCGCCGATGTCCGAGTAACGCGGCGCGAGGCCGAGGAACTGCTTCGGATCGGTGGCGGGGTTGCCGTAGAACAGGGTGGTGGCCTGCGTCTGGTTCATCGCCTCGAGAAAGGCGACGTCTTCGGACAGGCGGAACTGAGCGGTGTTGCCGTTCAGCATCGCCAGATCCTTGTCCACCTCGCTGCGGGCTTCCAGAATGCCGCAAGCCTCATCGACCTGAGCGGTCGTGCTCTTGCTGTTCGGAATGCCCTGGTTGAGGGCGCGCCAGTACACCGAGGGAAGCCCGGTGCGGATGACGACGCGCTCGCCCGTGGGGAGGTTGCCTTCCTTGAAGACGCAGTCCTCAAGGATTTCGTTCGACTGCGAGAGGAGTTCCGCGATGACCGGGACGCGGCCATCCGGATCGGTGCGCTTGGCCCAGTCGGCCAGCGTCAGATTCGACGTAGAGAGAGTTGCCATGTTGCGATTCCTTTGTAGGGGTTAGTTACGAGTACAGAACATCGGCCAGATCGGAGAACGACTTGGGGCCGGCCTTGGCCTGCCCGGTCGAGCCCGTCACGACACGATCCTCACTGATTGCCTTGCCTGCGCGGAAGAACAACCGGACGATCTCCGGGTGATTCCCCAGCCCAGACTCGTTGAGCAGTGTGCGGAGTTCGGCGGTGCCGAACGCATCCAAAGCCTTCTTGGCGACGGCCAGGTTCTCGGCGAGCGCGGGGCCGCCGAATTCCCTGTCCTGCTTGGATGCCTCCATCCAAGCGCCCTGAACAGCCTGAATCTGAGCCATTTGACGTTCGGCCATCTTCGGGCCCATGACGTCAAGCAGCTTCTGCGCAGCGTCCTGACTCAGTTGAAGCTCCCGTGCGACCTCCGAGTACGCGGTGATGGTGTCACCGTCAAACTCCTGACCTTCAGGAGCCTTGAATTCGTACTTCTCAGGCATGGTCGGCTTGGCGTCGGCGGGTGCCTCGGCGGCCTTCTCTGCCTGTCCGGTCACAGGGGCGTCCTGCGCCTTAGCCGTATCGGCGGGCGCAGTCTGAGGTGCAGACGCCTTCTGCTCGCCATACAACTTCTCCGCCGTCGCGGAGGTGTTGCTGGCATTCGATGATGTGGGCGCCTCACTGGTTGGGGTCGCCAGCATCGTCGTTGGTTCGTTCATTCGTGTGTTCCTTCAACATGACCGGATAAAGTTCCGGGCATACGGCATGGATAATACCAAGTAACTGTAGGCCGTAGTTACGGTTACCTTCAGAGAAGGCCATTGTCATGCTGTTGGTGGCGAACGATGACCGGAATACCCCGGCCCTGTCCAGCAACCGCCACACCATGCGCCGGCCACGCTTGTTGTTCATCAGCCACTTGACGTCGGCGGCCTCGTTCTCGCGCTCAAGGCGTTCACGCTGGTCGCGCTCGGCCTTGTTGCGCTCTTGTCCACGGATATCGAGTGGGTCGTAATTGCTCACGTTTGGACTGTCTGAGATGGCGAATGTTGAACTAGCAACGTCAGGAGATACCGTTGACCTCGTTGACGGTCAGGATCACAGACGGCGTAGCCGGCCTGGTCGGAGTCGATAGCGTGCCTTCGTAGGCAATCGACACGGCGGTGTTTGGCGTGGACCAAATGATCTGCGCGTACTGGCCGGCGTTCATGGTCACGAAAAAGTTCCATGCTGCAACCAGCAACCCGTCACCACCACCATGCTTTCTCGGCAGCGTGATCTGTGTATTGCTGTTTGCGACATTGGTTCCGTTCAATTCGAGCCACACGCTTACGTTGTGCTCCGATGAGTTGTCTGTGTTCTTGAACTGGGCGCTAAATTGGATGTTGTAGACCGAGTCGCGTGTCACTATGATTCGGCTGTTGCTCACAACCGAAACTCCATGCGAGAAGTCGGTTGTGTCGTATTCCATTGGCGTAGCAGTGTTTGCAAGCGCAGTCTGGTTTGACACGTCAAAAAACCCACCCGTATGCGGAGCTCTAGCGAAGATCAGTTCGCTGCCGTCGGGATCTTTCAAGCCAGCGAAATCGCCTGTGGTTGAGTTGTAAAGCCAAGGACCACCGGGCGTCTTCATAACGTATGGCATGGTGGTCCTTTCAAACTTCCAGCGCCGATGGGCTGGTGTATCCCGAGAACATGTTCATTACGTCAGTCAATGCGTTGGGCTGATCCGTCGGAGCGCCGGCCATGTTCTTGACCGTCTGCGACGATTGCTGCAACGCTGCCGCCTGCTCCTTGGCCGCCATCGCTTGGTTGCGGGCGGTGCGGATGGCCGCGACTTCCTTGTCGGCGATGATGAGCGACGGGTCCACGCCGAGCATGTCGGCGTAGATGTCGGCCCACTGGTCGCTGTCGAACTTGTCGAGGATGTCCGGCTTCATCGTGGCGATCTGGCCGAGGTTACCGACGAAGCGGTCCACCGAGTTCGTGCCAATGGCACGCTGCGCCTGGGCGAGCATGCTGACGAACTCGACGTTCAGGTCCATGCCCTGCAACTCCTCGGGCGCTGGCGGGATGATGCCACCCTGCAACATGCGCGTGAACGTGATGTCCACCAGCGGGTCGAGCAGTTCGTTGTGCAGGCGCTCGAGCACGGGCCCGAGCATGAGCAACTTCTCCTCGTGGCGCTCGGCGACTTCTGTGGCCGTCATGCGGGTGTTCGGCTGGCCCGCCAGCATCAGGAACATATCGGCATAGAACGCACCACGAACGCGCTCGCGGCAGTCCTGAATGTCGTTGAGCAGGTACTGGAGGTTGAGGTTGACCTCAAACGCGGTCTTGATGCCTGCTGACGCGCCGTCCACGAACGAGATGCCGCCGGGCAGCGTCTCGACGTCGCGGTTCTTCATCGACACGGGCACCTGGAGCGGCGGCTTGGTCTGGTAGTCGATGGCCTGCGCCTTGCGCAACTGCTCGTGCTGTAGCTGCTTGA